TCTGCAATCTTAAGGACCATCCTTAATGATATCTCTCTTAACCTACCTGCGTTCTCATGCATAAAGTCCACAATTTCCTTTTCAAACTCTTTGCTGAATCCATATTCTTTAAGCATACCATCTCTAATGATTTGGTCGATTCTTAAAAACTTATCATCTACTGAATCCATTTCTAAATCAATATAGTGACATCTACTCATTAGTGCTGATAAGTGATCTTTAATCTTTTTACTTCTAACATTCTCAAAATTAACGTTAGTAATAAAAATCACACCGCCTTTAAAGTCGAACCTGTCAGGTATTCCTTCTCTTCTTAGTGCGGAAGATTCTGCTTTCCAACTAATAGTTCTTTTCTTGCCTGAGTCTAAAACCGCTTTAAGCATATTAAGACAAACTTCGTCAAATAGCACACTATCACAGTCATCAAATACAAGTATGTCACCTGCCGCACTATTATTAAATAGTGTTTGATACAAACCAATTGGTGTCATTGAGCCTTTAACAATTTCTGTTTTTACTGCTCCACCAATTTTTGCCATTGCGTCATATTCTTCAAGAATAGTCTCAACACCAAAACTTTTACCTACTCCTGGAGGGCCACTAACAATAAGTCCTCTAACCACACCGTTTGCTACAGCATCAGTCATTTCATCTAGGATACTAAATCTCTCAGCAATTCTATCCATTGCTTGTTTTTTAGATTCCTTTTTCTGCTTAGGCTTCATATTTTCAGGTATAAAGTTGTTATACTCTTGCTCAGTTGCTGGAACAACTTCACTTGGAGAATCAACTAATACTCTGATTTTTGTGAACTCGGCTCCCATTAAAGCAGTTGCATCAACTGTTACAAATGCTCCACGTTTACCAAATGTTACCCCTTTGAGTAAAGGGAATACTGCGTCTGTGACTGGCTTACTTCTGTGTACGCCATTTTTTATTTTAACAAAGTCTTTCATATTTGCCTCCCACGGCTTTATTTTTAAACTATAAGTATAGTATAACAGATTTTTTGTTTATGTCAATACCCAAATAACAAAATATACAAATAAAATTGTTCCTATTATGTTACAAATAAACTCTTCCAAGTTAGTTGCAGAAAATATCATTTTGATTGCACTCACGAAATACCACATTACTGCTAATGTCATGATTCCTAATGGTATTAATAAACTCATATCTTTTACTCCTTACTATACTAGTATAGCAAAAATCTGTTATAAGTCAAGTGTTTTTAGATGGTTCTTATTATAATAATGCCGTATTGATCCATAACGACATTCTCGCAACCTATTGAATTTATTACACTATTTACTAGGTCTATCATGCGTTGTGAATTACCGCATACTATGGTGAGAGGTATTTTGTCCTGATTAAGTAATATAAAATTTTCCACCATAAGTTCTACCTCATAATGTCTTACGCCATGTAAGTCTAATCTCATATTACAGAACGAAGTAATACTTCCTGATTATGTTTGAGTATTGGCATCATATCCCAATACATATCGTGTAAGTCTTCTTGTGATCTGGAACCTAAGTCTATTAGTATATCCATTATTGCATCTAATTTACGTTCTCCGTTTAAATGATCGTAATGTTCGTCCCAATAATCACTAAATGTTTTAAAGCCAATACTGTGTAAATGTTCTAATGTTCCTGATGTTCCGTATATAATTTGTGGATGTAAGTTTAGCATGGGTCTTGTAATCTTTTCTGTTAAGAACATTTCTTTATGAAAACTTCTAAAATAGTCATTTACTTTATCGTCCCAATGATAATCACATAAATCCTGTGACTCTGAACTTTCTGTAGTCACCGTAAAGTAACAGTCCTCATAAAGGTATCTGAAGTCACCCACCTTGTTCCAATCTAATCCATCTACTTCAGGATAACTCTCAAATATTTTATCGTAAATCTGATCCCAATCCCCAGATAAATCAAACTGTATTGGTAATTGAGATTTAAATTCTGGTGTAAGTATGCTGGCCCATTTGTCATGTTTAAGGATAGGATCTTCAGGACTAGGATTTAATAGTTCTGGATAGGCATGGAAACTTGTATAAGTATTTTCCGTATCTATCAAACCATTTACTTGCATTGCCAACATAAACATTAATCTGTGTGGTAACATATTTGCATTTAGGCAATTATATTTTTTACTTCTTAGGTGTGTAGGTGCTTCTTTTGTGTATATAAGTTTGTCATGATAACCGCTATTTCTTCTATATAAGTACAATCCAAAGCATTCGCTCACTACATTAATTTTGTCTGAAGTGTCTGAATACAATCTGTGCCAATTGTCGTAACTGTCTTGTATTTTTTCGTTTGATCCTTTGTATGTTATATCGCTTAATTTTACATTATACTTTTTACCGAAATCATGTATTGCTTTATAAAAGTGACTACCGTCAACAAGCCACATTGTGCCTTCACATGTATAACTAAAAATTATTTTTACTGGCTCATCAGGATTTGATTGCCTATAGGACTGAAAGTCTTGTGTTAATGTTTCTGTGAAATTTTCCCAACTATGCCAAGTTCTTTCTTCGCACTGGATTAAGTCGTATGTAAATGTTCTGGCCATTAATCAATTACTATGTCTTCCATACCTGCTGTTCTAAGTCTTGTGATGTGACCAATTTGCCATTGCTTTGTATCAAGACCTTTCATTATTCCCAAGTATTTGTTTCTTAAAAGACTGAATTGATTAACTAAATGAGTTAAATCTATAACACTTTGTTCACCATCAACAAATTTATCTGCGTCTCTGCTACTTAAAGTTCTGTTATAATTTTCTAAATATTTTCTAAATACTTTAGAACGTTCTCTGCGAAGTTCTATATTTAAATGTTCGAGTATTGCTTCAATCTCTTGTAGTTGATTGAAGCGAAACTCTGTGAGACCAGGAAGGGAGGAGGAGGCTTTCTCCAAACTCCCTTTAATCTTAACTTCCCATCTTGCATCATTAAGTTCTTTATCGTAATATTCAATCGCTGGAACGATATTACTTAGGTCCTTAACAATATTATTATAATGGGTTGCCATAAATTAATCCCAATCCTCATCGTCTTCGTCGTCAAGTCCGATATCAAAATGACTAACTAATGCGGCTTTCATAACTTGATCGAATTCATTAATATGATCTTCTGCTTCTGATATACTTACGTTATCTTCAAAAGTTCTAACAAGTTCTTCTGCCACATGTAGTCTTTCCTTTGCTGGAATAAACGATTTAATCGTGTCCCAGGTGTCTAATAGTAGTGCTGTTTCAGGACTCATCTGTATAATCCTCCATATCTGGTTCTAGATCTTCAGGGTCAATATCGTCTGCTACATCTTGTACTTTAGGATTTTGTCCCCACTCATCTATAATTAGTTGAAGTTTGTCATTAGTCCAGGCTTTTCTGAACTCTTTTATTTCTTCACCAGTTACAGGAGATATGTAAGACAGTTTATTTCCGACTTTTTCCACAATGCCTTTGGATTCTAACATTTCTAACATACCACTATATGGATCCATTCCGCTTTCATATGGAATCTTAATTTGCACACCTTCAAAAGGTTTGCTGTATCTTGACTTCATAACTTTACATGCGGCTCTTATACCTTGTACTGTAGAAACTTTGTTTCCGTCAGCATCTTCTTTTAGTTTAAGTTTTTTAATTGCTACCACAATACTCGATGCATATATAAATCCTTGACCGCCTGATATTTTATCATCTGGGTCAAACATATCTTGTGATGCATAAGTATGGTTAGTTGCCACTAAGGCAATAGGGAAAGGGGCGATTTGGTTTACCGTATTCCTAACCAGAGAGGCCAATGCCTTTGGTTTACGACCCATATCGCCTTTCATATCACCTTTGTTGAATTGATCAACGTCTGTAGGAGTTAAAAGCATACCTAAACTATCTACTACAAAAACAAGTTTTGGCATATCATCGTATTCGAGATCTCCATAATTTGCTTTGTAGTCTTTCATAAATTCAGATATTGCTTTGGCAACGTCATCAATCATTGAAACACTTACTCTCAGTAATTTTTCTGGAGAAGTGTCTACATCTAATGCCTGTAGCCATTGCTCATCTAATGCATTTTCAGAGTCAAATAATACTACTTGACATCCTTTATCTTGTGCATTTTTTACAATGTTTCCAGAACATATAAACGATTTACCAGAACCTGATTCACCTGCAAACACACTAACTTTACCTAGTGGGATACCTCCTTGGAAGTCCCCACTTATTAGGTAGTCTAATGTTTTGTTACCAGTACTGATCCAATCCCTAGGGTCATGAAATCCTGCACTGATACCAGATATGCTTTTTGTCAATCCAGTTCTGAACTTTGTTAAGTCAAAAGGTTTTTGCATGATATCTCCTTAACTTGATTGTCTGTTACGAATCATATTAAGAATGTCATCTGCTGACTTCTTACCTGCATCACCTTCTGCTGGAGCAGTTACTACTGGTTCAGCCGCTGGTGCTGGTGCAGTTTCTACTACTGGAGCAGTTGTTTCTGCTACTGCTGGTGCTGGTGCCGTTACAGGTGCCACACTCTCTGTTGCAGTTGCTTGTACAGTTTGAGCTGGAGCCACAGTTGCCTGTGTTTGTGTTCCAACATCAAGTCCATAGGGTTTGTAAAACTGTCCCCATTTTGCTGGATCATACAGCTCTCCATCAACACTTGCCTGGAACATTTCTGCAATCGCTTGTACACCTTCCTCAGTTGGTTTTGCTGGAAGATAATCATTTAGATTATGTAATCCATGTGTATCAATCGCCGCAAGTTGTTCTTCAGTCAATGCGGATTCTTTTCTTGCCCACTTACTTGTGGAATAATCTGCATATTGTCCTTTAGTTGTTTTTGCTAAACGGAAGTCAGTACCTGCAACATAATCAGTTGGCAAGTTTTCCATTTCTGGGTCCATTAATGCTGATTTAATTATGTTAAATATTTGAGGACCAATTACAAAACGTCTAATTGGATTCTCAGGACTTTCTTCATTTAGAGGATTTTCATTTACAAAGCCTTGGAAAATGTACGAACGTTTTTTCCAATACTTTCTGCCCATGTCTTCTAAAGATGGATCTTTAAACCAAGGTCTTACCTCTTGTAAGACTGGACATGTTTCACCAAACATTTCCATACAAGGTACTTGTACAGTTGTTGGTTTTTGATCGCCGCCTA